TGAACGTGCATGTCTATCCCTTCTCCAAGAGAAGTATGCTAGATGGGAAGGAGACATTTCCGTTAGACTTATAGAAGAGGAGAGTAAGGAGCTAGTACATGCGTTGAAGCATGAAAACCATGACGCAATCCTTAAGGAAATATGCGACCTCGTGTACGTAGCTGTGGGCACTGCTGTTGCCAGAGGGTACAACTTTAGTGAGGCCTTTAAGCGAGTGCATAATTCTAATATGTCAAAGCTGGATAATTGCACGGTTAGAGAGGATGGTAAAATTCTCAAGGGGGCCAATTACACGCCTCCTGATTTGAAGGACTGTGTGTAATGCCTAAAGTGGAGATTAGCGTTAACGCTAAAGACGCAGTGCAGTTTGGGCTGCGCCCTTTCATTGAACGTCAATACGAAAACATAAAAAGGGCCTGTCCAACTGCTTGCAATTTCTCACATGTTGTGATAGCAGATAACTGGACTGGTGAACACGACATTGTAATCACGTATGATGAAAGCTGAGACATGATTGAGATTGACATCACCGAAGATATGGTGGCTAAAGCATTCCGTAAAGCAAAGGAGATGGGAGAACTACGGCAGTCTATTACTAGAGGAGACGGCAACCTTGCCGGTTTCATTGGTGAACAAGTAGTGTGGCAAATTCTTGGAGGTGAATGGGCTAACACGTATGACTATGACATAATCGCTAAAGACGGCAGCACAGTTGACGTAAAGACTAAGCGTACTGGCGTTACACCATTGCCGCACTACGATTGCTCAGTGTCAGGCTTGAACGCTAAGCAGAAATGTGATAAGTATGCCTTCGTGCGTATTCTCAATAACAATACTAAAGCGTGGTACTTAGGCACTATTGATAAAGACGTGTTCTACGAAAACGCCACCTTCATTAAAAAGGGAGAAGTGGACCCTTCAAACAACTTCAAAGCTAAGAGTGATATGTACAATTTAACAATTGCCAAACTCAAGGAACTTGCATAATGGCACGAAGCGCATTTTACTACGATAAGTACAGCCTTCCTCCGCTGCGTAATCAATTCAAGGCCGGGTACCTTGCGTATAAAAGCCCCTATCTTAAGAGGCTAAATGGTGCAACTATTATTGTGACTGCTAATCCATATCCAGAGGGCACTATGCAACATAAGGAATGGCAACGTGGGTACGACCACGCATACTTTAATTAGGACTCTAGAAATTTAACAACGCTTTTACCGAACACCCCTAAGGCCACGCCAACGGCCCCAGTTGTGCCAGCTAACCACACAAGTACGCGCTCAGCGCCTTTGCGTTCACATAGAGCTTTCTCTATAGTAGCCAGCCTACTTGTGTTTTTAGACTGGCCTTCTTTTAGGGCGGTAACGGCGCCAGTTAAATTAACTATGGCCTCCCCTATTTTACCTAATTCTCGTTCGTAACTATCCGTCATACCCTCCCCCGAGCCGAACTAACGCCGGCCTTCTGTTGTTAGATTGCCGTGATCGTGCCGGTGCCGGTTTTCACCGGAGTCCCATCATCGCCATCATTCGTAAACCCGCTCGACAGCATGTCTGTCCCGCGCATGGCGATGTCTGGCGTCGCGCCGAGGGTCGTGATAACAACCGACATGTCTTGGAGACCCCTGTTGTAGAGCGTTTGTTGTGTCGCGGTCAGCGACGCATCAAGATAGTTTTCCATGTCGAACACGAACCGCTCCATTTGACCGGAGATGCCTACGGTGCCATTCGACGTAGAGCCAATACGGAGGTCGGTCATACTGCCGTTGTCGATGTAGGAATAATCGCCTGCGATCATGTCGATTGGCGAATTGGCGACAAGATAGTGTGGCGTAGCAGAGTCAGCCGTCAGGAAATTGTCAGGGTCCAGCAGCCACGCTTCGTTGATCGTGGATCGGGCCAGAGACCGACGAGCGAGAGGCATGACGACGCCCGCTTCGTGCAGGTGCATGGAATATTGATCAGGCAAAGTGCCGCCAGTCCCATGCGTGACGCCCGTCTTCTTCCAGTAGTTGCCTATGTTCGCGCCGCTAACGCCCTCAAGCGGTTGGCCCACGGCGTTCTCGACCGTATCTGTGCATTGCGTCCAGCCGGTCAAAGCGGCCTGCCCGCTAAAGACTGGTGTCTCGCCGTTGTAGGCATAGAACTTCAGCGCAGACGAGCGAAGCGTATCACCAAAGTCGAAGTAGTCCTCGGCGTAGGTGCCGCCGCGAACGCCGACCGTTCCGCCTGCCGTGCCGCTGACGGCTTTAATCTTCGCCATCGAGGCGTAGGGATTGCCTACGGAACCGTCGCCAGTTGTATCGTTGCCCGTGGGAGAAATGTAATAGTCGAACGACGTGCCGTAGTTGGTCCCGAGGGGGCCGTAGGTTATGGAAAGAGGCGGCGTACCACCACTTCCAACGGACAACGACATGAGGCTGACACCGGTGCGGATGCCGTACAGACGGCGGAGACGGTCAGCCCTACTCATTATTATTTAAACCCTACAGTAGCAATCACATCAATATTAGCCCCAGTACCAGCAGTAAGGTATGGCCGGATAAGGTCAGGAAGCGTAGAGATAGAGTGCATAAAGGAGGCACCACTGGTGTGCGTAATAGCAGTGCCGGTTTCATCTTTCAAAGCAGTCCATGTAGTGCCGTTATCATTGCTGCCTTGAGTCGTCACGTCACCACTAGTCCCATAGCTAGTGCCGATAATCTGAAAAACGGTATCAACAATATCCCCGCCGCATTGAATGGCTTCAATCGTGTCTGCTGAAGTAACCAAACCGTCCCACCAATAACGCCGGGAAGTAATGCGGCCAACTTGAGTGGTGGCAGTGTTAATAGGGATAGCGTAGTTAGAGTCGCCAGTGTACGGCTTCATAGTAATGGTGGCCCTTAGTTTTTACCTCTCTTGGGTTGTTTAATACGATTAGCGCGCTTGGACACAACCTTTAAGTTGCCAGCACTATTATTGCGCGGATTCATGTCCTTATGATCCACCTCTTTACCGTCACCTTTTTTAACTAGGCCCTTCTTCATCATCTTAGCACGTGCAGCATTACGGGACGCACGAGCCTTTAACTGCGCTGGAGTACCACCGTAGTCTGCGTATTCTTTCTTGTAATTACGCGGCCTAGGTGCCAAGGGGACCTCTAGCTACGCCAAAGTATTCTTTAATGACACCGGTCATGGCTACAGTATTTGCTGTAGCGACAGTCATGACAATTTGGTCGCCTGCCTCTAGAACCATAAGTATACTATCCATTACTGTTAAAGAGTCCTTTCCGGGAACACTTCCCACGTATACGTTATGGTACTCTGTATGACTCGCATGATACTGCTCAATCAGAATAGAATCAGGCCCCACTGTGTCGTTAGATAAAATCATAGACACTAGAACTGCTGTATTATTGGCTGGGCATGTGTATACAACTTCCCGACTTGTAGTTGTCGGCTGAAGAAATATAGATCGCAGCTTGTAAGTGTCGTCTCTCATTTGGCCCTTTAGAATTGAGTACTACTGGCTTGGTTGTACATAAATACGCTCTAATGTCAAGAATTATTTAGGCTTCCTTATGCTTTGTAGGTCTTTAGCTATAGCTGCCCCAATACCGTACAGGCCTAAATTCTCTGTAGTGTTGCCTTTTCCGTACAACACCAGCTTCTCTAGATCAGTTGGGGCGTAATCGTTATTCTCAAACACATACCGCTGAAGTCTCTCTTTGTACTTCTTCATCTCTAGATCGGCCAGCGCACGATATTCCTTAGTTGCGCCTAGCCAAGTCGCTCGGGCGAATGGGCCCGTGTACTCGTTGTAACGTGCACGAATCAATTCCAACTCTTTATTCAGAATACTGTTCTTGTCTCGTCGTATGTCACTACTATTGGCTTTGTAATTGTCAAACTCAGTCTGTAGCTTTTCTGCCTTATCAACCGCCGCAGCCGCAGCATGTAACTCAGCGTATTCTCTAGCGTGGCGTTTAAGGAAGCGAACTCTCTCGTTAAGGCGGGTTTTCTTATCCGCGTCGGGTAACTCAAGGTACGTAGGGTCCTTTAGCAATTGGGAGCCTACTACTTCTATAGCAGGCGCTAGGTTTTGATTAATGTAGTCGTCAACTATAGGCTCCCCAGAAGCAGGGATAACTTCAAATTCAGTCAGGCCTAAGCGCAAATACTCCTTAGCTACTTCTGACTCACGGGGCATAGTGGCCGCACCTGTAAGCTGCTTAATCAGGCCACCGCTGACACGGGGCCCTGAAGTAAGCCCTGTATGTGCAATAGGCTGGTCTAAATCCCCACCCGGAAAATTCTTCTTTATGGTATTCCAAAACATTTCTTTTCCGCGCTCAACACTGCCGCTGCTTTCAAGGATGTTAGAGTCTCTAGCGTAGGCCATTTCCTTATCTACAATGGAGACAATATCCTTAACCGTTCGGGGAATGGCTAGTGTGCCGCCGAGTAACTCTCCAAAAAACTTCCCGATGGCCTCGCCTGTATTTTCATCCGTACTGTCTTCTGACGCTATGGCGTCAAACACTCGATCAAGTATAATCGGCTGTAGCCCACTTCTACTATTGATGCCTATTACCGTCTTAAGGGTTTCCCATGACTTAAGAGCGGGGCCATTTCCCTCTTTATCTCGACTATGCCATTTAATAGCTAAATCAGCCACAGCAAGATACTGAGCAAAAGGAAATAGAGACCGCGCATCTTGTCCATCCAAGTCGTACCATTCCGTGTCTAGGTGCTGTGATCTATACCACATAGCGCCTCCCAAAGCTATGGTTCCGATAGTTCCCTCTGCTACAGATTTAGCAAATTGCTCTTTAGTATGAGAGACTTCTCTTCTTAGGGCTGTAGCGATCCCTGCTTGTGTGAATTTAACTATGGGGTCTACGGGACTGTAACGCATCTGCCACGCAAGAGCATTGTACATAAACCTCGGAAAAGGAACTGCCATAGAGCTAATAGGAGAAGTCTTATTAACAGCGTCAATTAAAGCTTTGCCTATTCCGTGTGCTTCCTTGTTAGGCGTATATGCAAACGTATCCTTCAGAGAAGCATCTACTGCCTTGCGAAGGTGCTTACTATCCATTTTCATGCCAGACGCAACAAACTTCTCAAGACTTATGGGGTTTTTTATAGACGCGTCGCTTTGTGTTCTAATAAGAGTGCGATTTACCTCAGCTACGAATCTCGCCCTACGATAAAAGCCGTCCGTTACAATGTTAAAGTGGTTGGCCATACGCACAAGTTTGGAAACTTCATCCGCGCCAGCCTCCTGCATTTGTCGGACTACCGCCTGACTAAGTTTAGGATTGCCCGATAGTATTTCTTCAAACATACTACGGGTCTTAGTGTCGTTAACTAGTGCCCCAACAACAGCAAATGTGTCTCTATACCAGTCGCCTAATGCCTGTTTGGTTTGTCCCTTCTGGAGAGCCCTGCCCCCGTAAATGTACGCATTTTCAAGCGCTGCGGCGGCCGTACCAAAGGTCAAGGAGCCCGCAGAACCAAGTACGTTTCTAACAGTAGTGGCAAAGCCACTAGTCAAAAGGGCTACTTTGTTTTGAGTTAACCATTTTGCCCTATGCCACCACCCCCTTGCCTCTTTGGCGCTAGGTTCATACTTTTCAAGGTGTACGCCAAGGGCTTTAGACAACTCATCTGGGACTAAAGTAAAGCGCTTAGCCGTTTTACCTGCTTGACTTGCTGCGCCCCCTTCTCCAGCAAGCCCTCTGCCCATTTTGCTCATGCCCTCTTTAAAACTGCTCTCAAGCAATCCGGGGTTATGCTTTAGTATTTGCGCCATAGTTACAAAAGTATCAGTGCTAATATTGGCAGTGGATAAAACTCTCTCAAGGGTGTCTACATTCACCTTATCCCAATGAACCGTATCGCCACCAGCAATGTCTTTAATAAAGTCAGCTACTGCGTGCATAAGAGGCTTGTTAGTCTTAGCGGCTTCACTATACTTAAGCGTGGCATTAAAAATGACATCCGCCTGAGGGTCAAACGCAAGACCTACAGCTCGTGCCGTCTTCATTTGATCCATTAATACTTGCTGAGAAGAGGACGCTATGTGGTAAGAAGCCGCTGCTAAATGCTGCCTAAGTACGGCTTCTTGCGCTTCTTCCCCTAACATTTCAACATCTGCTACTTGCTTCAACAGTCGCTCAACTGGCCCACCAATGCCCGCGTCAGGGGAGGGATCAACGCCTGCTCGGAACTCCTCGACTCTCTTCAAAAGGTTTATGGCTTCTTTGTCTCCATAAGACGCGGCCTCTTTAACGTTAATATCGTGCAGAGAGCCTCTATACGGATCGACAACGGCTGCCTCTTTTACAGGCTTAAGATTGTAAAACTCTTTAGCTGTGTCCAGCTTCTTCATAAATACTTTCTTAGCGCCGAGAGCCGTTGTACCTCCCCCAAGAACTGCGCCTACACCAGTCTGTAGGGCAATGTCGCCAATGTCATATTCAAGTTTATTACGGTCGGAAGTAGGATCGTAGATACCAGTCTTAGGGTCAATGTAAGCCGCCCGCTCAGCAGCCTGATTTGCTAGTTCGATGCCTCCAGAACCAGCGCCTTCGACTACGCCAACCCATGCAGCTTGTTTCATGACCCTCTTACGCACATATGCCTTAAGGGCGGCTTCAGTAACTTCCTTAAGTAAAATCTTAGTAGCTGCGCCACCCACACCGCCCGTAGCAATAGCCGCTGCGGCACTAAAGAGATTTGTAGGATCAAGAACTCCAGCAAGAGCATAATCTTTAATCGACGATAGGGCGCTAAGGACGGACTGATCCGAAATGTTTGGAACATCTTCCTCAAATACGCGCATAGCAGCGCCTACAAGTTTTGCATTGTCTTCATCGGCCCCATACAAATTATACGTATCGCGCCCCGCTGTTCCTATGTTGGATTTACTCCATCTCATGTGAGTAGCAAAATCAGCGGCAAAATCTTCGTCTGATTGCCCTTCTTGCTGTTTAGTCCCATTAAGGGTGTAAAAAGCCCTACGAATAATGCGCATTTTTTCAGGGTCAATTACAATTTTAGAATAGCGGTCGTCGGTCGTAGGTTCCGTTGACGCAGGCCTGTCAAATTTATAATTGTCTGCAAGTACCGGATCGTCCGTAGGCTGAGAAGCATCATCCGAAATAGGGGCGTCTTCAGTTACTTGCTCATCAGTAGAAGATGCTTGCTTATATTGCCGCATACCTGCATCTGGCAAGTCAAGAACGGGAGGTGTGTAATCATCTTCTACAGGAACCTCCTCAGAAGAAGACACGTAGTCCCCTATAACGGGCGGCACATACTCGTCTTCTGAGGCTACCTCTTCTACTGCTTGCAGACCGTCTGTTGATGGGACTGCCGGCAAGTCTAGAACAGGAGGAGTGTAATCGTCTTCCTCCTCTTCATTAACGTACGGGTCCACAGATAGAAGTGTGTTGTTACTGGGCATTTGCACCTTGCATTTTTTGAAGGGCTAGATCGAAGGCATTCAGAAATTCCCCCGACTTATTCATGAACCGAGCAGTAAGTTCAAAAGTGATACGGGCCTTTTCAATTGCAGATTTAGCTGCTGCGGCTTGTGCTTCGGGCGTCTTGTCTGCTCTGGCTTTTTCAGCTTCGACGGTTTTACTGATGTTTCGTTGAAGCCTGCTTACCAACGCATCACCTTCAAGGCCCTTTAGGTAGTATGTGTTTTCAAAGGCAACGTCATACACTTTGCGCTCCTCAGGAGGCATACCTAAGAGAACCGTAGAATTTTTATGAAGGACTTTACGGTTCTTTGGATCGTACACAGCGGAGGACCTATACAGAGCCATTTGGTGTTGCTCAGCGATGGCCATTCTGTACTTAGGTACGTACACTTGAGTGATTAAGGCTTCTATAGGGTAGTCGCCATACTGGGTGCTTTTTGGGTCCAGCCCCATAATCCGCAAAATTGCCTCCTGCCTATCTCCCATTTGCTTAAGTTTTGTGCCTATTTTAAGGTCTGAGATCATAGTAGTGCCTGTTCTAGCTTGAAACCACCCAAGCGGGTCAGTCAGTGCCTTTTCCATATTGACTTTGTCTGCTGAGTCCTTAATAGATGTAGTCATGTAGTCGTAGTATCTTTTCGGTGCCTCTTGGGCCAGTTCTGGAGAAGACAGAATAAAGTTCTGTTGTATAGTAGTGTATGCGACTTCGGCCTCTTGCTTTTGTTCTGGAGGTACAGTAGGGTCGTTTAAAGTATCAAAATATACGCCTGCTGCCTTCTGAACCTCTCTGCTCGCGGCACTGAGTTTTCTGTCTTCTTGTTCTTGTATAAACTTAGCTCGGTCTCTAGTGTTTTTTTCTATTTGTATGGCATGCGTTTCTGCGTCACGCCTGCGTTTAATCTCAACATCTTTTCTGGCGGCTACAACATCCGGAGTAAGTTCACCGGGCTCAAATCTAATACTTTCGCCGATGTCTGCGCTAGTCTGCTCAGGAGCCGCCTCTACTGGGGTCTCTTCCTCCCCGGATGAAAACAAACTACCAATTGAGGACACAATACTATCTGCAATCGTAGGCTTCTTCTCAACAGGAGACGGCAAGGGGGCAACATCACGAGCCAAGATATCTGCTAGAGCGCCGGGGTCCCATGCCTGCGTAGGCCTATTGGGGTCTGACGGAGCAGAACTAAAATACTTCTGCTTCAAGGGCTGTAACAGAGGACTACCAGAGTCATACATTTTCCTTATAGAAGACACTGTCCCTTCAATCTCATCTACAGACTTGCCTTTAATCATTCTAGCTGCGTCTTGGTTAGAAATGTCTAACATAGACGACAACGACTTAATATGAGAAGTCATGGCCGTTCTAGTTTTCTTATACGTCTCAAGTTCAGCTTGGCGAGTCTCAAATTCAGACTGCCACTCGTGCTTCTTTTTATAACTTGCGAGGTCTCGACGCGACTCCTCTGCCGCATCGTACTCCTTGTTGAAGCCCTGCGAAAAACTATCGAAGAAAGAGTTTTTAGCCATTTAGCGGTTTCCTACTCATAAGACCTTTTGAAGGCATAGGCAAAGGAGGCTCTTCCTCCACAGGCACGTCAGGCACAGCGCCTACAGCCGGCTCTACTTCCATAGGATCAACATCCTCAAATTCATTCTCATCTTCAAGATCGACAAGCAGGGCGTCAATGAACGAGGGCCTAATGTACTCTTCATTATCTTCATCTGGCAATCCAAACTTGTAATCTACTTGATACTCATCCCCAATCATTGCTACAGCTTCAACTAGAGCAGGGGCAACCAGAACGCTGCTATCTAAAGTGTGTACGCCTTCCATAGCCCCTGTCGACAGAAGATTTTCTACTATATCTGCTACAGGCATTCCAGACATGAAAGCGTCCAAAATATGCTGTTTGCTTTCCTTATCCATAATGGCCTTGATGTAGTACTCCAGCACATCTTTAGTCTTGACGTATTGTGGCGGGCGGGTGTAGGGGCGAGACTTTAAATCCGTAGTTAGGCTTTGCCCCGGAATAGGCGCAATAAAATTATACTGTTGTTCAAATTGACTAAGTTTCTTTTTAGCCATTAGCGTTCTCCATCATAGCCTTGCGAGCCAGTCGCAACTGACGAAGCCTTTTTGCGTACTGAATATGTTCCCCCTCTTTAGGGGGAGTTTCCTCTTTACTGCCTTTTGCACTCATATTCTTTTTAGCCATCATCCCTTTAGCCGGCTTAAATTCGGGCTTATCCTGCCCAAACAAGTCATCCAGTACTGAAGAAGGCTTATCCTCCAGTGTCTTAAGAAATGCCACATACGCCCTGCGTACAAGACTTTTGCTTATATCACGCATTTAAGGATGACCTCTCCGTAATTAACCATCAGTGTGTTATTTATAGGGTGCCTCTTCACACAGTGAGGGAGATACTTATACACATTCTGTGCAATAAAGCCAGTGGTGGGGGCATTACGACCGTCTCGCCAGTCCCACGTGTAAATGCCAACACCGTTAGGAAACATTCCTACCCGTTTGATATTCTCTTTCAATGACGCATCGCTGGAAAAGTCTATTTTATTAATAACGGAGGAAGCAATTGACCCACCAATACGCCCAAGAATATTACCAGCGAAGCCTAAGATACCTCCACTGGAGCTGCCGTCTTGGGCGTTAGCCGCAATCTGAGCCATGCTAAGAGATACTGCCCGCCCAAGGTACGATTCATTTGTAGCGTACACCATATCTACAGCATCTTTGTACTCTTCCCATAATTGTGCGTAAGCTTCTTCACGAATACCCAGAAAAGCTGTACTATTCTGTTTATTGGCTTCCTGCTGATTGGCTGTATCAATAGTGGCTGCCTGCCTACGCCACGTGGCATTACTTGCAACAATCTCAACTAGACGTTTAGAGTTGTACTCGTCGCGTTGTGCCTGCTGCTCTGCGTTAAAAGTGCTAATTGCAGCCGCTCGATCTGCATCAGCTTTAGTCAAAGCGTCTGCCTGTGCAGCATTTTGCAGATTGACATTCTGTTGTAGCCCAGAGAAGAACTTATCCATTTCCATCTGGTTGCTAACATTTAGCGCTTTAGCAGCGTTGGTAGCAGCCGCGTCAGTGAATAGGCTTTGAATAACTTGCTGCTTCTTAAACATATCATTCGTAGCAGCCGCATCGAGATTTGCTAAGTCCATCTGGAGAAAGTTACGAGCGTTCTCACTCTGGGCCTGCTGACGATTATTCAGATTAGCCATGTTCAATTCAGATAGTTCAGCCAGTTCCCCCATAAGCACAGCTTGCCTGTTGCTAAGGTTCTCCAAATTCATGGTGTTGGCAGCACGAGAGTTCTCTAGAGCCACTTGCTGTGAAGCAGTAAAATTCATATTGGCCACATCTGAAACCTTAGCAGCATTGGCTACTTTAGCTTGAAATCTTTGGTCAAACTCCGCACCAATAAAGGCGGCACGCTGCTCAGCAGCCATCATGGCGCGCTGTTGACGATTACTAAGATTCTGCAATTCAAACGTAGCTTGCGTCTGCGCGTCAGCCGTAGCAATTGGGAGAGCCGACTCCATAGCTGCCTGCACGAGGGATTGACCGGCAATGGTAGACGCTACAATGCCGCGAGATGCCATAGCAGCAGTAGCAGCGCGCATAGCCCCAGCAGCCCACGGGGGAGGAGGCGCACCGTCCTTAAAGTCGCTATACAACTTCGTAAGCTGACCCTGCACAGTTGCAAGGGCTGTAGGTTGCGCCTGCGCAGCGGTAACGTCCTCGGTAAAGGCAGCAGCTTGCTTAGCACTAAACGCAGCGCTTACTAGCTCTTTACCCGACAGCGTGCGTAGAGGAGCGCCAGTGACATCCACAGACTCGCCTTGCGCTCCGGTGATGCCAGATGCAGCAATAGCGCTTTGCGTCTCCTGAGCAGCCTCTACGCCTTTAGTGACCTGCCCCTGAACAGCGTCCATACCTGCCGTAGCAGCCGACACACCGGGAGCCGCTTGTGCCACACCAACTTTACCCGCTTGAACAGCATCAACACCCTGCGCCGCAGTCTGCGTAGTAGGGGCTGTCGTAGCCTGTGGGGCTGTGGCACCCAAGGCCCCTGTACCGCCGCCAATAAGCTGGTTGCTTTCTACAGGCGTCTTAGCTGCCTGCATTTTGCCTTCACCGAGAACATCCGCTTCCGACCCCGTCAGACGTTTCTTTTGCTCAGGGCTATACTCTTTTGAAAGGTCGGTCGCTTGACTTGCGGCAAAGTTGACATTAGCGCCTTGTTCATTGTTAATACGCTCAATGTCGAACACACGCTGGTTCTTTACAGCATCTGCAACCGCTGCTGCACGAGGGCCATAGGCATCCTTAAAGGCTTTTTCTTCAGGAGTGAGGTTTTCAATAGGCTTTCGTGAAATAATATCATATTTATTAGCGGCTTCTTGTGCAGTATAACTCTGCCCACCTAATACAAAGCCAAAGGAGTTTCGATAATCTTTAAGTTTTGCAAGTTCCTCTGGGCGCAGCTTAGCAGTATCAACGGACACCAGATTAGCAAATTCCTGCTGCGCGTCTGCAAGGCTCTGTCGAATCTCCTTAGGCGGGTACGTTGAGCGGTCAAATCCAATGTATTGACCATCTTTAATGCTGGGCTTGAAGGGAGACCCGAAAGCGTCTTCATACTCTTGCACCCATTTGGTGTAATACGCAGTATTCCCTCCCGCAGTGCCGGCAGTAAGCGCCTTAGACAAATTATCATATTGGGCCTTTGCGGCGGCGGGGGAGTAGGAAAACGTAGACGGTACGTTTATTTTAAACTCTTCAAGGGCCGCAGGCCTAAAGGACGTAGGCGGCGTGGGAGCGGCAACAGGCTCAAACTGTCCAAGGCTTTCGGCACCTTCTCCAATAGGAAGAGGGGGCGGCGTAGGCGTCGGTGCTGGCTGAGGAGTAGCTGTAGTAGTGGTAGTGGGTACGGGCGGCGGCGTCGTAGGCGTCGCAGTCGTAGTGCTTTCTACAGTAGGCGTAGTAGTAGTCGGTGCAGCAGGGTAAGTCGTTTCAGCAGGAGGAGGAGGAGTAGAATCGCTTTCGTAATTGACTGCGCCATTGTTATTGTCAACTAAGCCCCCATCATTGTAGCTCTTACTAGGCGTAGACCTACTAAGGGCAGACTTTGCCGACTTGCTTACTTTTGCCAGAGCGTCAGCATTCTTAGACATCCACGCCTTGACGGACTCCCGGTTTTCTTCACCATCGTAGCCATATCGTTTTGCTACCTTAAACAGAGAAGCGTCTTTAAGAGTTGCTTTGACTTTAGCCATTTGTTTGCTCATTATCCTATAGGGTTCCAACCCGAATTGTCCGGGTCGATTTCGTCGTGCCACGCATCACGCAGCTTTGGGTCTTCTTGTACATGTTCCTGCCACTGCCGCTCATTGATCTGGCCGCTGCGGTAACAGGCCACGAGAAGTTCTTGCGCCGCTCTTCGATGCGGGTATACCGGAGGTTACATTCGGCCTCGTGCTTTTCGAGCTTGCTAAGGACTTCTTCGACGCGCATCTCGACCTCACCAAGCCTTACAAGACCAATATCTTGCAGAGAACTTATCGCTTGCGGTGTCGCAGGAGTGCCGCGCCCTGAAATTTTTACGCCTTCCGGGCTGATCCTTCTTAATCGACATATTCGGATCGCCAAACCTGACAAGTCTAATCTGATCGCCTTTTTTAGCGAGTACAGCGCTTTTCTTGGCTTTACCCGGAGTCCGTTTTGGCTTGTTGAAACCTGCGAACGTCTCATCGCGATACTTTACCCTTCCAGAGGGGAGACGCTTAACGTCTTTCGTAGTAGGCATTACAGGGTATCTCCGTTTTTAATATAAGTCATATCGAGAGTAGCAGAGGCAGTAATTGTTCCCCCTGCGGAGTCGGCCATTTTATACACCTTTAGCCGCAATGGAGGGTACACGGCACTGTGTATGAGCCATCATCATAGGTTTCAATGGCAGTGGTGCTAGTCACTTTGGCAATCGTACTTGCCTTAAACAAATCAGCGCTATCTCCTGTCTGTGGTCTAGCAGTCCCGTCACCAGCCGACTCAAGAAGATCACCGTTCGCAACAGTTACGCCTGAACCGACACGGATAGCACCAAGACCAAGAGACTCGATGCTGCTGTCACCATCTTTGTAGTGACCGGCAAACACGCCATAGACGGATTTATCACCAGCAGTGTCACTTACTTTTACTTTTGCTAGACGTTTGTGCGTACTTTGAGCAATAGCAGTTCCTTCCGCCTGTGCGCCGTCTTCATCAATGTAAATTGTGTGGGTGCTTCCGATTTCGAACGAACCAGCAATATCTGTTTTCTGTGTTTGACCGTCACCATCAACATATTCGAACTGTGTGTAATTACACATTTCATTGATCGTGGACATTACTGTGCCGAGTGGAATTTCTGGCTGGCTGTGGTCTGTAAACTGCGACCAGTGCGCCCCGGTAAAAGTATTATACCTGATAGTGCTGTTATCAACTGTATCAATGTCCCCGATTGACGAGGCTTGATACCTAAAAACAATGTAGTTATGAGTTCCAGCAGCAGATGAACTATCGGTCATAATTATTGCAAGAGTATTGTCGGTGCTGTGCGCAATTTGACCGGTTGATCCAAACAAGAAGCCGTTTTCACCGCTACTACCACTAGCATTCACATTCAATACTTCAAGTGGACCGGCTGGTGCCGTGTTGCCAATACCAACATTGCCGCTGCTGTTGATGCGCATACGTTCAGAGTTAGTCGCTCCTGTTCCTGAGCTAAAAATAAGGCCACCGGCATTTGTCCCCGTAGTCGAACCTCCGAAGGTGATTGAGCCGCCGTTGTTAAATGTATTGCCACCCGCAATGCTATAGGTCGAGGACGTGGCATCGCTGAACATATCTCCGCCATCAACAAGGGCAATGTTGCCGCTTACTGTTAGAGGCTGACTTGGAGAACTTGTACCAATGCCGACATTCCCGCTGCTGTCGATACGCATACGTTCAGTTGCATTAGTCGTAAACGACATAAAATCACTAGCATGACTGTATCGGATTATTCCAATGTTTGTGTCGTCAAGATCACCAAAGTAAATGTAATTATTTCGACTATTGTCAGCGCATAGATTTTCGAAAACAGTATCTGCGCCGCCACCCGTGTCTGAAGCTTTGAGACGAATCCACGCATCTCCAGAGGCTTCATCCACTTCAAAGAGGCGGTCAGGTGTCGCAGTACCCACGCCGACGTTATCGGCGCTGCTGATGGTCAAGGCTGTGCTTGTAGCATTGTCATCAATGCCGGTCGAAGTAAACGTCGTAAACGTACCCGCAGCCGCGCTAGAACCGCCAATCACCGTGCCGTCGATGGTGCCGCCGTTGATGTCGGCGGTGGTAACAGCCCCAAGGTTGGTGATAGTTTGACCTGCAAAGGTGCTCGTGCCAGCAGCAGTAATACCGCCGTCCTTGACAAGAAGGGAGTCAATTGTCACGCCTGACGCGGCGGTCGTTTCATTGATGGTGTTCGTGGTGATTACGTCGCCAGACGACACCACAATGTCTGTCCCGCCGGTCGTATTACCGTTGGCAAGAATTTCCGCAAGAGTGTCGACCGTATCAACCTGACTATCAACATAGGCCTTAATCGACTGCTGGGTCGCCAATGCGGTCGCGCTATCTGAAGCCATGTTGTCTTCGTCAAGAATAGTGCTGACAACCGTAACCCCCGTACCTTTTAGCTCGCCAAACGTAACGCGCCCACTAGCGGTGACCGTGGTAAAGCCACCCGCCGCCGTGCTGGCACCGCCGATGGTAACCCCATCCATAGTGCCGCCGTTGATATCTGCTGTGGTAGCAGATAAGGTAGTAAAAGCCCCAGCAGCAGGGGCAGCGCCGCCAATGGCAGCCCCATCAATAGTGCCTCCATTAATGTCTGCTGTCGTAACAGTACCCAAATCAGCAATCGTGGCTCCCGAAAAGGTGCCAGTGGCTGTAACAGTCAGAGCATCTACAGACGCGGCGTCAATATTGGCGGTACCGTCGATGTACAAATCTTTAAATTCTTTAGACGCACTGCCCAAATCTAGCGTATTATCAGTCTTTGGCGTTAGAGCAGAGGCGCTGATTACAAGGTCTTGTACAGGCCCAACAACAGTAATCGGGGCCCCTTCATCAGCAGTTCCATCATGGGTATGCCCCGTGGTCTCATCGAAGGCAGCCTCGATGGCATCGTATTCGCCATCTAGGTCACTAGCGTTAATAATATTACCCGTAGCAATATTATTACTTGTGTCATTGCGAGTGTAGCCGGTCACAAATTAACTCCTATTACCTACGATCATCTTCACGATACTCTAGAATCACTGCGTCTAGAGCAAATGGCGCGCCCGTTCCAGTAGTTGCAAATTCAAGCGAAGTAGTAAAACCTGCGCCTACCATAGGCACCGTGAATACTTTAACTAGCAAATCGCCATAAATACCTGTGCCGTATCGGCTACTGCCATAGAAACTTCCTCCGGTGCCAGTATTTGTTACTTCAGTAGCTTGGGGTTGTACCACATCTTTTCCATCGAAGTCAAGTTTTAATGCTAGAGTAAAGGTAAAACCTCCTTCTGGATTACTATAAATGTGTGCTTTGTACACAGTTTTGCGAAGTCTTGGATTATTTATCGGCCAGTGAGGTGTAGCGAAAGAGGCAAATAGACCTGACCCATCCATAGTGTTACCCGTGTCCATTTCGTACACGTAGCCATCGTCATTGGCAAAGACAGAAGTTTCCACACCTTCAAAAAAGTGGCTATGCCCAACATAAGCATTGAAGCCTTGCAATTGAGCAAAGGCAAAATTGTCATCGTCTTGGGCTTCTTTTGCCAACATAGTCGTTACAAAACCCAATGCAGAGTTATTAGCAGTAGAAGAACTCCAACCAAAAATACGATACTGGGACTTTCCTCGAATAATTATAGACGCGTACGACGTTGAAAGCGTACGAAATGTGGAAAATTCAGACTGCACACTCTTAGACACATTAGCAAAGTTAAAGTCACCTACACGGTCCGTGGCGCTCAACTGTCGCAAGCCATCTTGGGCTAGAAATAAAACGTCTGTGCCGACCTCTTGAATAGTATCCGTGTGAATACACCCAATCTCTCGCGTCACAGGTTGCATATCAAAAGTGTCAAGAGAGGAACCAGATAGCCTATAAATGCTCTCTTCAGTGAAGATAAACAATTCGTCACGAAAGGATATAAGACCAGTGATGGGATCGCCTACACGAATCAGTCCCGCTCCTGTAGCCGTCTCAAGCGTGTCGTAAGCGTAGGGGGCAGTAAAAGAGAGCATATCATCTTTTGCAAAAAACAAAGCATTTTTGTGATTACAGACATGAGAAGCACCTTGAACATCAGAAGTCGCGCTAGCAAAAGGAATAAAACTTGTGCCGTCATAAAAGGAAGGATAGTCAATACCATTTACCATTACAATTCGTTCAGTACCATCGTAGTTAAAACGATCAAACCTCATTTTAGTAAAGGCGGAAAATTTAGAACTGTAGAACGTAATGGCCGCATCATCCGCAGGGGACGAGTCAAGAGCAGGGCTAATTGTGACGTTTACTTCTTTAGTGGCGGGATCACTATACGCTGCAACAGAGGACACCACGGAATAAGTTAAATCCACACCAGAGATAGTAAAAATATCTCCTGCTTGTGGAAAGTAGTCAAAACCATCTGCTACTAAAGTTGTGCCAGTCTGAGACCCCCCATCGACTAGTGTAGTGCCATATGCAGGTTTAGAGACAAGAGTCATACCAGAGCCAACAGTTTTGTAGACTGCCGTATTTTTGGCTACAAACACATTGCTATTGTCCCATGCAAAAATGCCTCTAGCAAGGTGCTTAGATGTGGTGGTTACGAATGTCAAAGCCGCTGCATTGGCGGGAGAGCTGTCTAGTGTAGGCGTAATAACTAGCGTGTAACGATAGGCGGCGTCAATTGTGCTACTCACTACCGTGTACGTTCCAGCCACGCCAGCAATAGTGAACGTGTCACCTGCTTCAGGCTCCGTATATACACCGTCAACTAGAAGGCTAGTGCCCGTCTGACTTCCACCATGAACTAGTACGGACCCATACGGAGGGATCATGGTGTCGTCGTATTTGACGTAGCCCTTTACTTTTTTGTAGCCGCCCTCAATCGACGGCTCAAAGTTAATCAGGCGTCTGGCGCTACCGGGTCTATTGACACCTTGCTGCAAAGGACTAAGATTGGTAATTAGCCCGCCACGAAGTTCAACAGAAAAGGTTTCCCATCCATCCATGCTAGTAGCTAAACACTTTTCCAGAAAGTCGGTATTTTGAACGAATTACTTCTGTTCCACGGACACGATCATAGTTGTTAATCATGATCTTTCGCATGTCCTCAAGATTATCTTCATATAATGCTTTCATCATATCAGCAGACTCTTTGTTGCTACGAAAAATATAAGCGTAGTACATAGCCTTAGCGTAAATTACATGACTGAATTTTTCAGGAATAACAGGCACATCGTTGTACGCGGAAAGTGATGCAGGGCTGCTGTAGTACTCATACGTTAGCGTGTACGCGGCGTCAGGGACTGGGGAGACAATGTATTCCTCAGACGGAGTAAGCGTGACGTATTGTGGAATAGCCCGGATGCTAGTATCCGTTTCATACTCTTGATCTATAAAGTTGTTCAGGTACTCATGGTATTCAATGTATGTTAGACGCTGGGTGTTATTGCCAATAGTGTCATCTTGCTGAATGCGAAAACTGTAACGATCCACATATTTGTAGTCAGACTGAAGATTGTATCTAGAAGTTCCAACAACCAGAGTGTCATCTTGCGTAGTATGATTCCAAGGCCACGTAAACACGGATTGGTTAATGTCACGAATGGCCTGATTTACTGCATCCTTAGCATGGGCGTAAAAGCCAATAGCAGTAGCAAAATTAGTGGAATTGAGTTCCACTTCGTTCAAAGGCCTATTAACTTGATTTACCAGCTCTAGAAAATTGTAAGTCATATTAATGGGCCCTATAATCAGAAACAGAGTAAGGGGACCCTCCGAAGAGAGCCCCCAAACCCTTGTAGTTAACGATTAGCGCGGTAAAGTTAAGCGAGGCGATCTCGATCAACTTCATTAGCAGTAACGTCACCAACGTCGTCAATGTCCATACAGACAGCCCAGCAGCGAAGTTTGCCAGTGAGCGTAGTGCCCGTCTGAGCGGCAATCAGCACGTCGATGGTGTCAGCCGTCCCACCAACAACCACCGGAGTACCAGCAGCCGGCTGAGAGTAGTCACCAACAGACGCAGCATCGAAGTCAAAGCCGTCAACGAAGGCGTCAACATCCCCGCCAGTCAGACCGAAGTCCAACGCGCAGTCGGTGGACGTACCCGTATGAGCGCCCGTAACTTCAAAGCCAGCACTAAGGATCACCGTGTTAGCCGGAATGGTAAGGACCGGAATAACATCCGAAGCAGCCAGAGCCGTGCCCTTATCCGTAACAGCAGTAGCGAAATCCAGTTCGTGCTGAATGTAGTAAGGCTGACGACCATTAGCATTAGCGCCATGAGAGACAGAGGTAGTATTATCACCCAATGCCATTATGAGTTCTCCTTACACCAAGTTGTAAATGGCACGAGCAATACCCTCAGGCTTGAGGATTTTACGGCCATACAAATGCATCCCGCGAACGAGGTCGCCGAAGCTGTTGGGATTGCGGAACGATTCAACCTTGTTGATCTGCTCAGCAGTAGCAACGCAGCTAGCGTGGCCGGCAGCGATAACACCGAAGTTACTCGCATTCGTGCCACCCGTAGTAGCGGGGCCAGTACCGATAGACGGAAGGTTGTTGCTCTTGTAGACGCGGAAACCGTGCAGGTCAGGAAGAACCATACCATTACGGAGTTCACGAGCACCGCCGCCTTCATAGTTGAAGAGACGGCTGTCTTCGTCCTTAAGGATTTCGCAGAAGACCGGATCAATAACCAGCCAACGGCCCTCAGTCGGGACATTTTGCTGATCGAGGAGACGATCCATACGAGCGATAACCGTAAGAGCAAAGGCATTACCAGCAGTAGCCGACTTCGTAGCCGTAGCGCCACCGGCGCGCGGCTCAATACCAATGGACGAATTGGCGGAACCCGCCGTACCCGACGTATTGGTGAAGTCCGACGCGTCAAGCTTCATGCTAGCCAGCAGTTCGTCACTGTCGGCAGTCGAAACCGCCTTGGTGCCCGAAGCCGTGGTACGAGCCGTGTCAGCAACAGCGCCAAGCGTGGACTGCTGATAACCCGTCATGTAACCAAGAACATCCATGTCGAAGTTATCCGACAGGCTGTACGCAGCACGATTCGACGCAAGCGACTCAAAGTTCACATGAGAATGCGCCGCTTCAATGTCGTCAACGGCAAACGCAAAGTAGTTAGCCTTGTCAACCACAAGAGTGAAATCCTCATCGTCGAGGTCTTGCGGCTGAATGACCGTACCACGAGCGTACGCCTTAACCGTGATTTCCGGCTCTTTGATGATCTTAACAGAGTCGCCAAAGTTAGCAATTTCGCCGAAGTAGTCAGAATTGGTGATGTCCTGCGCGACCGACTTGGTACGGAAGGCAAGCTGCACCTGTTTGCTGTAAATTACGGGGCTGAAATTGCCGTTAGGCAGATTGCCATTACCCGCAGCAGATTGAAACGCCATTTTGAGTAATCCTTAGTAGCGTTACAGATGCTAACTTCCAATAACCACATAATGGGCGGCTAACTCGGATCAGGGTGCGAAGTAGAGAGGAGATGGCCGTCTCCCCTTTACTCGGGCCTTTAGGTTAGGTAGGTCCTAAGGTATTGTAGTTGCGTTTTAGTAACTTAATGTAGAGGTGTCCATAAAGGGGCTATACATTAAGCTGAGTGTAATTCCGGGTATACTCACAATTTTAAGAATGTCAACACTTATTATCGTGCGCCACCGGAAATATCGTAAACAAAAGTGTTTTTACGCATGGAATCGTGAATAGCTTCCTTGTGCTTCTCGTATTCAGCCACGGACATGGCCTCAACTTGCGATTCACTAAAGCCACCTTCGCCAGTCTCAGCAGGAGAATTACGATTGCCCTTGCCCACAAGAGTTGCAGCTTTAGCATCTGCACTCTTCTTAGTTTTAGGTTTGCTTTTCTTGGCTTGGTCTGCCTTATACAAGTCAATAGCTCGGGCAGCAGCCTTAGCATCTGTATCGTTTTCATACAGAGCGTCTTGCACCCACTTAGGTTGCTCGCCAGCCCAATCGTGAAACTCGTCACTATCTCTAATCTCATCAATGTCTGGATGGAAACTAAGCAATTCCTGTTCAGCCCGTGCTACAAGCGTATCACGTTCGCGCTGATCTAGCTCCTCAAAACGAGACGAGAGAGTAGCACTCTGTTCCGCCGCCTTCTTAGAAGCCAACGTCTCAATGATGCTAGCCAATTCTGGATTGTCCTTCATCCACGTTTCAAGTTCATCGTCAGACTTAGGAACCGTCACTGACGTAGAAGCGGCACTTTTTGCTTCTAGCTCTTCGATACGTTTCAGAAGTTCCTGTTCCTTCTGCTGCGTGTGACGGCGAAGGTCTCCATAGCGCTTCTTAAACGTACGCTCTTCGGCAGAGGCAGGCTCTTCTTCCACAACCTCCTTAACAACAGGCTCCTTACGCGCTTCAAGAAGTTCTGCAAGTTCGTCTTCGTCCCGTTTGATACGATCCTCATTGGCGTAAGGCTTGTTCATAAAAGCGACACGCTTCGGAGTATTCTCAATAACCATAGCTTCCGACATAGTAGTTTATTCTCCGTTTGTTGGGGCAACCGTAGCCTTATTAGGGGGATTAGTAGCCAACCACGAACTGTCTTTTTCGGTGCAGTCCTTACCGTCGTTTGCCGGCTAAGCCGGATTTCTTTTTGGGCCGTCCCGAGTACTCTTTATCTTGCTCTTCATGTAGTTTGCGAGCGTATTCCGTGGCCTGCTCTGGGGTATCAAACATACCCAAGTGTTTGCCCGTCTTGATGTACGTATTATATGCATCTTCATCAGACATAATACGCCCGTCGTCGCTCACCGTTGGCACTAAAACTTCTTTGCCCTTAATATTAAAAGAGGTAGAACGGACTGTGCTAATAGAACCGTCAGCATTCTTCACTATTGGTCTATTATGTAGATCAATGTTCCCCGGAACGTACCCTCCTTCAGCGTATTTCTTTTTAGTGCGCTTCGATACGAGGCCGCCTTTAGCTAAACCTTCTGAGCCGTCTTCGCCGCCACCTTGCGCACCACCCCCGCCGGAGGAATCGCCGCTGGAGGAATCGCCGCTGCTACTCTCCGCGCCCGTCTCTGCTCCCATGCCGGCCCCGGTGTCCGTAGCTGATTCACCGACCCCGAGTCCTGCTTCCATGCCACCAAAAGAAGCCCCGCCGAATCCCACGTCAGCTTGGCCCCCCAAGGACGTCTCCGAGTCAAGGCCAAGTCCCTCTCCAAAACCGCCACCAGCTATACCACTGTCAAATCCACTAAACTGGGACGACGAGAGCCCAAGCGCATCCCTCGCCAAATCCATTAAACTGGGCGTCTTACTTTTAGGGTTTGCTACAGCGGCAGCCAGACCCATAGCTATACCAAATGGACTACTAAACGCAGCCATGTTAGATATGGCATCCTCTAGGCCAAAGTCTTTCCCTCCCGTAGTGCTCTGTCCCAAACCCGGCGAGGAGAAATCAAGCCCTACTGTTGAAGGGGCGTCTTTACCTGTATCGTTATCTTGATTATCTTCCCCTCCTTCAGTAATAATAGGCGGACGGGCTTCACTAGTAGAAAAACCGTCCTCAGCACGACGTTTATCCTGTAAACTTTTACTTTCAAATCCCGGAGGACCGCTGCTGCCAAATCCAGTATCCAATGAAGGTGCTTGCGGTGCTACTGGGGCCTGCGGAACGCCTCCCACAGCATACCCTTTTGCTTCTCCTGTAAAGAGACCTCCAATAGCCATCTCCACAGTGTCACTTTCTGTATCTTCATAATCATCTGGAACTTCTTCGTAGTCAAAATCATCTTCTCCAAACAAAGCA